TTCATGTGGATACTGCCAAGTGGGAGGGAAGACAAGAACACGTCCTTTTTCAGGTTTAATGTATTTGATATCAGGAGCGCGGAACATAGTCCCACCACCTTCAAAGTCATCATTCAGATAGAAAAGAAAGGCAAGAAATCGACGAGATGAATTAAGATCCCCGACATCGACATGCAACTTAAAGCAATCGCCTTCATTATAACGTTTGATACGAAACTCTTCTAGTCCCCACATGTAGGGGAAGATAGGATACTGAGGAGCATGATCAATGTAATCTTCTCTAATGAATTTGATTCTCTTTGCAAGAATAGAATTCAATTCAGGAAAGAACTGAGCAACATTCATCTCTGTGAAATTTTGCATTCCATCCTTATCTCTTCTTACCTGACACTCTTCGTTGTTCTCAAATAATGAAATCAAGTCCTCACAGATATCATCTGTCATACCTGGGAGGACTTCAATGTAATCATGAAGCTTCATTGTTGTTCTTTTTGTACAGATAATAATGGGTACTGGCCTCACGATTTGCCAGTGTGATTGCATCAACAGTGTCTTCTGGCAGAGTTGGATTATCTCTCCAGAAATTATCCTTTACCTCATCTATATCCATGCAGTCCATAATCTCTGCAATTTCCCATCGATCAAGATCTGGAAACTGTTCTTTCCAGAAATCAATCTCTTCTTCACGATCCATAGGAGAATGTGCCATTAGCAATCACCTCTAACTTTTCCATGACTTCGTCTGTGAAGTATTTCTCGGGGTTCTTATAGATTTCTTTGGCATAGACTTTCTTTCCGTCAATCTCGTAGCGACCAGCCACGTTCTTCCACAGTCCTCCTGCTTCGCCCAGTTCCAGAAGTCCGTAATACTTGTCAAGTCCTCGCTCGTCATAATACAAACGAATTTCTACTTGCTTGTTTTCCTTACTTAGACGCGACTTAGCAGTCTTTGCCTTGATAATGTTTCCGATAACTTCTTTTCCATCCTTCTCTTTCTTCTTGCTAAGGTAGATAATTGACGACGCTGCATACTTAAGTCCAGCGCCACCCCCCATCTCCTTAGTTGGTACGTAGCTTCCAATGACATCGTAAGTATGGTTGGTAACAATGAGCGGTACATTTGCTTGTCCAAGTTTGAGTGTGAGCATTCTGAATGCGCCCTTGACGAGGGCAGGTTTAGTCATGTCTTTAATCATCTTATCATCCAACACATCACCAATCTCCTTCTCAGTAGATAGCATACCCAATGAGTCCAGGACGAACATCATCGGTTGGCGATCATCCTCTTTCTGTTTCATATATTTATCTACACATTGAAGAGCCTTAGCTCTGAACTTCTCAATAGTAACGACATTCATCACAATGACACGACTAGTATCAATACCTCTTTCCTCTAGGAGAGTACGAGTGATAGCAGATTCGGTGTCAAAATATACAACAAAAGAATCAGGGCTACTATCAAGGAAGCTGCGTACGACCGCCAATGCAAAGAAAGTCTTTCCTGTACTGCTTTCACCAGCGATTGCAGTAATCTTATTACCAGAAATCCCGCCGTTAATACTCCCAGAAACAAGAGCGTTGAATATATACGAACCTGTATCCACAAAGATTTCAGACTCGTCAATGTCTTTTGCAATAGTTGCATGTTCATCTCCGATATCTTTTATTAGTTCGTTAAGAAATGTCATGTGAAGAAGTCAAATAGTGTGGCCTGCTTCTCAGTCTGCCATCCGATGACATCAAGGATGCCCTGAAGGGGATCGAGAAAGCCTTTCTGATACATTGTATCATAGTCGATGAAAGAAGTCAAACCCAACTCATGAGGGAAATCACTGATGAATGCAATGACATTCTCTCCCGTTGGGTTTGGCTTCCGTAAGTGGATGTACTTGATCTTCTCACCGGCACCGATCAGATTGTATTTGCCTGTCAACTCCTTTTGTTTGATGTAGTGATTGAAGAGAAGAGCGCCACGAATATGCATAGGTGTGGACTTTTTATACAATGTCGTGGCATCAGCGAACTTTCCAACATTGTTGGCAGTCCGTGGGAATCCTATCTCTTCAGCTGGCAATGATTCCCATTCTGTTCTCTTTGCCTCAACGAACTCAATAAGATCATCTTCCGTTGCACTCATGATGATGTTCAATGCTTCTTCAATATAAGCACGAATGGGTGCAGGAGTGGATGATCGAACGGCCTCAATCCCCATCATTTTCAACGAAGGTTCCGAGTATCTTACTCCCTCATTGTCCCATACATTCAGGATATATCTCTTCTTCGCTGTCCATATCCCCTTCTCCGAGATGCACTCTCGCTTCATCACGAGAGTCTCTTCGTAACAATTCAAGTATTCTGACAACTCCTTATAGGATGCATCAATGAAGGGAACGATCTTCTGCTCGCAGAATGCGTTCAGAACCTCTACAACCCTAGATGGCTCATTTGATAGAACGGGACCAGCCCGATCCACAAGTTCACCAAGATGCAAATAGATAGAATCAGTATCCGATGCGATGACATAATCTTTACCTTCTGTTGAAAGTGCTTTGTTGAGGAATTCATTGATCTTCCTTTCAATCCATCGAATGGCAACCTGACCCGTGAGGGTGATTGCCTCAGCATTATCAAGTTTATAATATCTGAAGTAAGTATTGCCGATCGCCCCATAGAGGGAGTTCAGACAAATCTTCCTCACCATCTGGAAGTTACTCCATTTTGTCACAGACTTGACAGTCTGTGCATGAAGATTTAGCAGCTCTTGGTCTGAGAGATGTGAAAACTGTGATGATTCACTGACCTCTAGTTTCTTCTCTGGGCCTTCATCGGCTCCACCAATTAAATAACCCATTTATCTGATGATGTCAATGTTTGATTCGGGTGTCCAAAGTTCCAAATCGGTTCTAAGTCCCCCGTTACTCATAAGTTTATCATAGCGCTTGATTGCTTTCTTTCTCCACCATTCGATGACCTCCTCTGGTTCGTATCCAAAGTGCCCAAGATAGGTTCTTTTCTTCTCTGTCAAACTTTTTGCATGCTCGATTGCATCTTTGAACTCCTGTAACTTATCTTGATCTTGAAGAGATTTCTTAATGATTGAGATCATCTTCATTTGTATCTTGATCTTCTTTGATGATTTGTCTGCAGATACTAATCTCTCTCCTCCATTTGCATGATCATTAAACCACCAGAACATAGTCCTGAAGTATTCGTCATGAAACAATGGAAGGAAATTGCTCTCTGTATCTCCGATATATCTGATAAAGGGTTTCAGACCATCATACATTGATACACCCTTTGTGGTCCCATACAGAGAGGTTGTCTCGAAGTATTTGAGGTCTGTGCCATACTTCTCATCGAACTCACGCTTGAGTCGATTGGATGATGCTAGCAAACAGAGAAGTTTACCACCAAGATAATTAAATCCAAATGGTTGAACAGGGATGATATTGAATCCCATAACAAACTCTGCATTGACCTGCTTGAGTGGAACGACACCGTCAAAGTGAATGTTGCGAGGTTTGGAATTGATAGTTGGTGATCCGAAACGAATCACACCTATAATCTTATCAGTTGTATCTTCGGTGACAATCCATTTGATTGTTCTGCCAGGAATCGCTTCTTCGACGGCATTAGATGCCGTAAGATTAAGAATCTCTGAGTATAATGCCTGATTGTATTTTGATGCGGGTTTGGGTGATGTATCGACAGTATGAATAGAGAATTGCATCTCTGATGGAGACACACTAAAGTCACTGAAGATATCATCTTCAGGTCCAAATAGTGATGCAGATGCATCAGCGATACGATCTTTCTTGATCATCCTAAAATAATCATCAATCCTATTGAAACTTCTGTAATAGGTGATGAATTCATTCGCAGCCCAGACGGCATCAGTTGGAGATAAAATGCTCATTCACCACGCCTCCCCGAAGGTGTCTTCATACCTAATTTTTAACATTCTCTCCATCCTTTTATAGTGGCGGATCTCTTCATTGCACTCTGATTCGCTCCACTGTGAAACATCTTCATCACCACGCCTTACAGCCTTTCTCAACCTCTTGAAACGAATCTCTGCTTCTCTAGCAGCATAGACCAGATCATACATCTCGGACTGTGTCATCATCACACACTTCTTTTCATCCCCATAATCGTATCTTGGGGTAAAATCATCAGTCAAAGGAGACCTCGCTTCTTCATTTCATTCTCTATATTAACAAGATTCTGCTTCTCTGTCAACATCTGTCTCTTGTACCGGACTCTCTCCTCATACATCTTGATGACAAGCTCCGGCATGATCCCGGTCTTATCCTTCCGATACATCGCTCCATTGGCAGCGACACAACTATCTTCGAACATCGGGAGGATTTCGATCTCTGCTTCTTTGGTGATCATCTTCTCCACATCAGCCTGAGGATGTTTATGAGGCTCCAGTGTCTCTGGTGAGATGTTGAGGAATCGAATCAGAGAAGGATAAAGAGAGTTAAGATCAAAGGAGACAACCCAATCATAAGCACCTGGAATAGGTTCTTTGACATAGGCGCCTGCGTACTGATCATCTCTTGACGCAACGCCTTTTGGTGGAACAACAACATTTCTATCACGTAAGTAATTGTATATAATGATGTCCCATAGACGAACCTGATAGAATGTATCGGTATAGTTACAATGGGCATCGTAGGCCATCAACATCACAAGGTCGATGAGCTTCATCTTCTCCTCAAGACGATCAACAAGATCAACGTCAACGAGGTTATAGTCGACGAACTTGTTCCATCCATGAGTGTAGAAGTCTTTGAAGGTATCAAACTCAGAGTGATCTAGTTTCTGTTGACCGAGTTCGATCTTTGCGATGACATCCAGACGATAGGATTCACGATTTGTATAGGTGAACTTCTTATAGATGTCAAGATAATCAAGGATAGAAACTCCAGCGATGTCATAGATCTGTGTAGGACGTCCTTTGATGTCTCTTGTCTCAGAACTGACTAATCCCCATGGGGATAACTTCTTAAGGTTATGCTCACCACAAACCTTCTGGATTCGATTGCAGAGGTATGTGATGTCAAATGACTCCACATTCCATCCTGTGATGACCTCAGGCTCGACATCAGTCCACCATGCGATGAAGTTCAGGAGCAAGTCATGTTCATTCTCACAGAGGACATACTCCACATCATCACGAGTGGGAGTGTAGGGACGAGATCCAAAGGTGATCAAACGCTTTGTCTTATAGTTCTTCATCGTGATGAGAAGAACCTCCTCCTCAGCCAACTCAGGCTTAGGGAATCCATTCTCTGCTGATGTTTCAATGTCAAGAGACCAAAGCTTGATCTTATTGACATCATACTCAATCTCTCCAGGATATTCCTCAGCCAGGAACTGATAGATCATCCTATCAAATCCATAAACCTTTGTTCCATCCACACCTTCATAGTCACGAAGAAACTCCCGACATTCCTTCATTGTCCCTGGTTGAACAGGAGCAACGAACAAACCATCAAGAGTCGTCCATTGAGATTTCTTATTTGTAGGCAAGAAAAAGGTGGGATGGAATGGGACCTTCTTCTTGAAGAAACCTCCACATTCATCATCCCAACCACGGAGAAGAATATTGTTCCCGTATTGACGGGCGAAAGTATAAAACTTGATAGTCTACCTCAGTGTCTTGAGGTATTCTAACACATCAGATCGAATTTGCATAAGTTCTTCATAACATTCTTGATTGCGAGCACACTGTCGTAGTGCTACATCTGGTTTCAGAACTGACTCAGTGAAAAGGTCCAATCCCCTTAGATAGGATTCGGACGGTTTAAAGTCAAACTTCAGAGTACGTTGGTTCGTAGTCATCAATCCATTCCTCTTGTGCGGGATCCTCATTCTCATTTAGAAGTACTTTATCTTCCTCTATTTCATCTGGAATTAGATCCTCCTCTGTCAGACCGATCTTCTTGAGATATAGAGCCCTCACGGCCGGTGAGGGTTCACATACAGTCAACAAGTTGTCCGAAGTGATGAGGACATGCTTATCTTCGGTGTAATCAGGCCACGGCTGCAGGGACAGTTTCGTCTTGCCCGACACTATCATCGGTGACTTCATGTGTACTTTCGGTTCCATCTCCAGTTGTTCCGTCAACGACACTAGTGTCATCGGTGGTTGTTTCAGGATTAGGAGTGTCGGTTGCATCATTATTTTCCTCAGGGAATACTAATTTATTGTAGCCTTCGAGCACGGAAGGGCGTGGATCGAGGATTGAGACGATATGATCTGCACGAATGCTGAACTCTGATTCGTCACTAACGAGACAATAACTTACGAAGTTGACACCAATGTTCTCATCTTCGTCCTGAGTATATTGAACGACACGAGGTTGGGCAAGCCAGTAACCAACGATCTCATTTGTTTCTTTGTTTTCGATCTGCTTTACGTCAGCGACAATCTGCTGTCCGATTGCAGTCACGAGAATTTTGACGGCCATGTTTGATAGATTGCAATAAAAATAACCACCTGCATTATAGCAGGTGGCCGGTGTACTATTTAGTGATCAGACGATAGGGAGAAGACGACGCTTCTGTTCCTCTGGAACTTCCAGTCCGACGCTGATCGTAAGAAGACCATCAACGAATGATACTTCATTGACGACTGCATTGTCAGCCAATTGCCAGTTCTTGGCAAATGTACGCTTGGCAACTGCACGATGGAGATATTCCCCAGTCTCGTCTAGGTTGTCACCCTTTGTCGCAGAGACGGTCAGGACTCCACGTTCAACGGCGACTTCCAGTTGTTCTTTCTTGTATCCAGCAAGGGCGATTTCTAATCTTACAGTGTTGTCGCTTGCTTTGATAATGTTGTAAGGTGGGAATGATGTTCCACTGTCAGCAAGTGCATCGAGTCGGGAGAACATCTGTTCCATTCCAAGTGAGAAGGGACTGTATCGTTCCCAACGCACGAGAGGGTGGGCGTTATTAACTGTTGCTAGTGATGCCATAATATGCTCCTTATAAAGCGAGTATGAAATGATGAACACCGAAGTCATTCATCATTATTATTTTAGCGCCTTTGTTATTGATGATAGGTTCGGGTATCACTACCTCTTGTTCCATGTGGAGTAGATCCATCCCACACAGATATATTTTGGCCCGTCAAAGACAGGCAAAGCACGATGAACCATGCACCATGTGCTCGGGAAGAGAACTAACTTACCGACTTCAGGTTTGACTTTCTTTCCATGAATGAATTCAGTCTCCCCTCCATTACATTCGTTTAGATAGAATAGCCATGTGACAGTCCTCACCCCACCTTTATTA